CTCCCAGGTTTTCAAGCCCGCGAGCCCCCGCGTTCGGCCTCGAGGAGGTGAAGATGGGATCTCGAGGACCTATTGGAAAGCGTTCTGACCAGCGTCACGGCCACAGGACGAAGGCGGAGAAGGAGGCGATCACCCGCGTTCAGGTCGGCGCGGGNCCGTTGCCCGCGCAGGAGCCCGACCAGAGCTGGCATCCGATCGCGCAGGAGTGGTTCCGGTCGCTCGGAGAGTCGGGCCAGCGGGTCTTTTACGAGCCGAGCGACTGGGCTTTGGCGCGCTATGTGGCCGAGGTGATGTCGCGCAGCCTGCAGTCGGGCCGGATCTCGGCGCAGCTGGTTGCCGCGGTGCTGTCGGGGGCTGCTGCCCTGTTGTCGTCGGAGGGTGACAGGCGCCGTGTGCGTATCGAGCTTGAGCGCACGGCGCAGGTTGATGCCGATGAGGAGGCGGCAGTAGCAGCGATCGATGAGTGGCGGCGTCGTCTCTCCGGTTAGCCGCTTGACGACGCTTCCCGAGGGGGTCCCGGCGCTGACGCTGGGCTGGGAAGTGGTCCGCTGGGCCTCGAAGTACCTGCGTCATCCGAACGGCCCGCGGGCCGGCAAGCGGTGGCAGTTCATCGATTCGCAGGTTCGGTTCCTGCTGTGGTGGTATGCGGTCGACGAGGAGGGCCGCTGGCTTTTCCATCACGGGGTTCGCCGGCTTGCGAAGGGGTCGGGGAAGTCTCCGTTCGCCGCGTTGATCGCGCTGGCTGAGCTGTGCGCGCCGGTGCGTGTGGACGACTTCGATCCGAAGGCTCCGGGTGGGGTCCGGGGCAAGCCGGTGGACATGCCGTGGGTGCAGATCGCGGCGACGTCGGAGGCGCAGACCGCGAACACGATGCGGATGGTGCGCGCTTTGGCGCCGAAGGGGTCGCGGCTGGTTGAGGAGTTCGGGCTTGACCCGGGCAAGGAGAAGTACCACAAGGCGCCGAACGGCCTTTTGGAGGTCATCACATCGTCGGCGACCTCGGCTGAGGGTGCGGAGATCACGTTCGCGGTCGAGGACGAGACCGAGCACTGGCTCCCTGGTAACAAGGGGCCTGACTTGGCGCAGACGATAGACCGGAACTTGGCCAAGAGCGGTTCGCGCGCGCTGGAGACGTGTAACGCGTGGGAGCCGGGGGCCGGGTCGGTGGCTGAGTCGACCTGGGATGCCTGGGTTGCGCAGGAGGAGGGGCGGACTCGCAGCAGTTCGCGGATCCTGTATGACGCGCGGATGGCTCCGCCGGACACGGATTTGGCGGATGAAGAGTCGTTGATGCGCGGCCTGGAGTACGCCTACGGGGACTGCTGGTGGGTTGATCTGCGGGTGATCCGGGACCGTATTTGGGACCCCCGTACGCCGCCGGACAAGTCGCGGAGGTTCTATCTGAACCAGCCGACGGCGACGCAAGACGCGTGGGTTACGCCGATGGCGTGGGCCGCGCTGACGGACACCACCCAGGTGGTGGCCGACGGCGAGGAGATCGTGGCGTTCTTCGACGGGTCGAAGAGCCGGGACGCCACGGCGCTGATCGGGTGCCGTGTGTCGGACGGCTATGTGTTCACGATCGGCGTGTGGGAGCCGGACCCGGCGCACACCACCGAGTCGGTGGTTCCGGTGGCCGAGGTCGACGCCGCGGTGGCGCGGATGTTCGACCGGTGGAAGGTGCTGGCGTTCTTCGCCGACGTGAAGGAGTGGGAGGGCTTCGTCAAGGTCACCTGGCCGGAGCGGTACGGCGATGACCTGCTGGTGTGGGCCGTCTCGGAGGGTAGGGAGCCGCAGCCGATCGCGTGGGACATGCGGTCGCACACCCAGGAATTCACGTTGGCGTGTGAGCTCACCGAGACCGAGATAAAGGAGCGGCGTTTCACGCACGACGGTGACTCGAGGGTGGCGCGGCATGTGGCGAATGCTCGGCGCCGGCCGAACCGGTGGGGTGTGTCGATCGGTAAGGAGTCGCCGGATTCGCCGCTGAAGATTGACGCGGCGGTGTGTGTGATCGGCGCGCGGATGGTGCGTCGGCTGGTGTTGGCGTCGCCGANGTACAAGGCGCGGAGCAACCAGAAGCCCCGGTCGGGCCGGGTGTTTGGGTTCAGCTGATTGTGGAGGGGGGTGCTGGTGGTGGCGCTCTCCGAGAGCCAGGCGCTGGATGCGGCCAGGACGCTGCTGGAGCTGCGTGATGGGGAGCAGACGCGGCTGCGGAAGATCGCCGCGTACATGCGCGGCGAGGCCTCCAGCGTGTATGTGCCGAAGGGCGCGCGGCAGGAGTACAAGTGGCTGATCCGGCGGGCCCGGGTGAACGTGCTGCCGCTGGTGGTCACGGTGGTGGCGCAGGCGCTGTATGTGGACGGGTACCGGCCGGCGGGCTCGTCGCAGAACGCCAGGGCGTGGGAGATCTGGCAGGCGAACCGGATGGATGCCCGGCAGCATGGGCTGCACCGTGCGGCGCTGAAGTACGGCGTTGCGTACGCGGTGGTGCTTCCGGGGACGCCGGTGCCGGTGATCAAACCCAAGTCGCCGCGCCGGCTGACGGCGTTTTACGCCGACCCGGTGGATGACGAGTGGCCGGAGTTCGCGCTGGAGGTGACCTCCCGGAACACGCTGAAGGGGAGGGTCAAGTCGGTGCGGCTCTACGATGCCACGCACCGGTACGACATGGAGGCGCGGGAGACCGAGGCCGGCAAGCTGCGCCTGGTCAGGGCCGAGGAGCACGGGCTGGGTGTGTGCCCGGTGGTCCGCTACCTCAACGGTGAAGATCTGGACGGGGATGATTGTGTCCGCGGCGAGGTCGAACCGCTGTTTGAGATGCAGGATCAGCTGAACGCCACGACGTTCAATCTGCTGATGGCGCAGCAGTATGCGGCGTTTCGGCAGCGGTGGATCGCCGGCATGGTGGTCACCGATGAGGACGGGTCGCCGCGGTCGCCGTTCCAGGCGGCGGTGGACCGGCTGTGGGTCGCCGAGGACCCGGATGTGAAGTTCGGCGAGTTCTCCCAGACCGATTTGTCCGGGTATCTGCAGTCGATTGAGGCGACGATCCGCAATATCGCGACCGTCAGCCAGACGCCGCCGCATCACCTGCTCGGCCAGATGGCGAATTTGTCGGCTGAGGCGCTGGCGGCGGCCGAGTCGGGGCTGCAGCGGAAAATCGCCGAGCGCAAGAGCTCGTTCGGCGAGTCGCATGAGCAGATGCTGCGGCTGGCGTCGCTGGCGGCCGGCGACCGCGAGGGCTGGGAGGACATCGCCGCCCAGGTGGTGTGGCGGGATACGGAGGCCCGGTCGCTCAGTACAACGGTGGATGCGCTCGGGAAGCTGGCGCAGATGCTGAATGTGCCTGTTGAGGAGCTGTGGGAGCGCGTCCCCGGGGTGACCAAGACGGATGTGGACCGGTGGCGGAAGGCCGCCGAGCGGGCGCGGCGGGATGCGGACGCGATGGAGCAGCTGAACCGGATGCTGGATCGGCAGCTGAACTCGTCGCAGCCCGGCGAGCCCGGTGCCGCGGCGGGGTCCGATGCCGGTGAGGTCGAGCGGGAGGCCGCGGTTGCCGTCGCAGAACCAGCTGGCTGAGCAGCACCGTGCCGCGCAGGCGCGCCTGGCGGCGCAGGCGACCCGTGAGGTGCTGAGGCTGTGGCTGGATGCCTACCAGCCGCGGGAGCCGAGCGTGTGGCGGGCGCTGATCGCCGCGCTGGTGGCGCTGATCTCAAGCCTGCGGCGGGAGTCGAGCCGNCTGGCGACCGGCTACTACATCGAGTCGCGCGCGGAGGCGCGGGTTCCGGGGTTTTTTGTGCCGTCGCCGGCGCCGGANGCGCCGCGGGAGTGGATTGAGGAGACGGCGCGGATCGCCGGTGCCCGCACCTACGGCCGCGCGCTGTCGGCGGATGTGCCGGAGCGGCAGGCTCNGCAGAACGCTGGTGTGGCGGTGGCCGGGAGCATGGAGCGGATCGTGCTGGATGCGGGCCGGCGGACGATCTTGGACGCGGTCGAGG